TAGTCCTTCAAAGCCTTTTCCTAATTCTCCGGCTTTAACTGGCTCATAACCCAATGCCATACGTTTGTCGATACTGTCGTAAGTATTGGTTGTTGACAACCAACACAAGTGCATTCCCGGAATGATCCCCGGAGAAAGCTCGGGCAGTGCACTATTTGCCCACTTGTCTCTAAACGCATCAAGGCGTTCACGACGTGCTATATCATCAGGAGCGGCGGTAGTTGCGCGCTCGATTACTTCCTGTGCTCGATCGGCTAAGCGATCATCTAAGTCACGTTTAATTCTTGTATTTGCCATTTTCATTAACCTTTATTAACACGATCGTACGACGCATATGCGCGGATCATTTTGTTTCGTTTTTCTACATCATCCCAAGCTCCAGCATCTTTAATTGCTTGAACACGATCACGACTTAGCGTAATGGTGCCAGGCTTTGATGCTGATGCATTTGCCACACGGCTAGAAGCCGAGGGGTTTGCACGTTTGCTTGAAGACCCTTTTGATGTATACCGATGTGGTAAACGAGTCGTTAAACGACTGTCTAGTTCATCCCAATATTCAGGATCAGAAGGATCCCAACCATCGGCTGCTAGTTCTTGGTCAACTACTTTGGCAATTCTACTATCTGTATCTCGAGCCTGTGGATCATACCAAGAATTACGTTTTAGCCATTTTGTGGCATTTTGTTGAACCTCTGTTGTAACAGGATTCGGAACGTTTTGTTTTGGTGATTGCGCAGTCTCAACTTGTTGTTTTTTGTAATGCTGTGCTTCTTTAAGACGTTGTTTTGCGTCTGTTAATTGCTCTAAATACTCTATTTGAGCTGATGCATCGCCTGATTGGGCTGCTTGCAACATCTTCATTTTGGCATATTCGACTCTAGTGGCTTCATCTTCGATAGCCTTGTCAATTTGCGCAAATTGGTACGATGCTGCTGTGTTTTCTACCGCTGCTAAGCGGCGAGCCAATTCTTCGTTGCGTTTCTCAAGTGCACTAATTTTATTTTTAGCAGAAATTTCACGCTGTCTTTTTAACTCTTTTTTAAGTTTGCGTTCTTCTCTGCGGGCTTCACGAATTTGCTCTCGCTCTTCTTCCGTTTCACCCTCGTTTGGTTCATCATCTTGCTCATCGCCGTGTTCATCGTCATGATCTTCATCATGGGACTCTACATCGTCTTTATGTTTCTTATTTTTGCCACCGTCTGTTTCTTCATCGGCATCAGCAAGAGGATCTGGTTCTATTGCTAGTGCTACCAGTGCACTTCCGTCTTCTAGTTCCTTGACAGGAACATCTTTATTTTCTACCATATTTACTTTCTACAAAGTTAGTCTACAAACGCTTTCATTTTCTGCGCAGCCTCAAAGGACTTAATGCGAGAAATAACTTCACGTGCCTGGATTGTAATAAACACCACAGGGGCGCCTTCATCATCCGGATTAACAACAAAACGATCACCACCGTACTTAATTGTTCTAACCAAATCGCCTTCTGTGCACCACGGGCCTTCAATCCAAGGCTCAAGGTTATCTGGCGACTTATATGCTAGAGGGCCAATTTGGCGTACTTTAGCTACAGTCTCATTGAAACGTAACGTTTGTCTGGTTTCATCTACTAGTATGATGCCACCTTTGCTGGTTGATTTTTCACGTCTTAGTTGTACTAAAACACGATCCCCAGCAACTTCAATTCCATGATCAATCTCAGGAAAACATTCTAGTTCTGATCTTGTATCTGGCTCGTCCCTACTACTTAAATCAAATGCCATTCGGCAATCTCCTATGATCTTTACAGATCGTCTTCTTCGTCTTCCCTCAAAATCTCGTCAATAATGCCTAGTACTTCTTTAAAACCTTCAAATCTTCCAACTAAACGTTGGTAATCATCAAAAGAGTTGACATTATTTCCAGCGGTGAGGGTTTCCGCCAATTTTGCCTGCTCATCGCGCGTCCGCGCAATAATTTCAGAAATAAAGTCCTTCATGATTTCACTAATACGCTAAGATAATAAAATCCGCCCTAAAATTAGTAGAAATTTCCGCCGCCGATGTCATTTAGGTTCTTATCTGGTCCAACTTTGCTTGAACGAGCTGGTTTGCCTTTTACTGCGTTATTTGAACGCTTACTGCCAGATGGACCTTGGTCGATTGTTTTTTCGCCCGGACCGCCAGCGTTTCCAGGTGTTCCAGTCATTTTATAGGTCTTGCGAAAACCTAATTCGCCGCCGTCTTGTGGGTTTTTTGCCATTATTGTGCTCCTGTAGGGGGTGTTTGTTGTTCTTGTGGTTGGGGTGTTGCTTGTTGAATTGCGTTATCTTGAGCTTTAAATGCTTGTTGTTGTATTTGTTGCTCCTGTTGTTGCTGGGCTAAAGCTGCATCATGTTGTCGCTGAGCTTGTTGTGCTACTTGATCTGCTTGAGCACTAAACGCAGCTTGTTGTAGCGCAATACCATGCTGACGGATATCTTGGTCAGCCGCTTGTACTGCGTCAATTGCCGATAAATTCTGTTCATGCTCAAGCTGCATTTGTTGCTGATCCATTTGCGCGCCAGCTGTAATCATAGCCACACGTTCTTTTGCTGCGTTATTGATATTTGCCATGGCAATATCCGTAGCATTACGTTGGTTGTCAATACTGGTTTGAGTAGAATATTTAGCTTGCAACTCCGCAACTTTTTGCTGTAGCTCTGCAACTTTAAGCTGATAATTTTGCTGAGATTGTTGCAATTCTGCTTGCATTTTAGCTTGAGCTTCTTGTGTTTTGCGTTCTGTTTCAGCCATTTGCGTCTTAACAATTGCTGCAGAAGTTGGATCGGCCAACGCAGCATTTTGTTGTTGCTGTTGCTGAGCTTGTGCAACTTTTTGGGATAGTGCTTGGATCTGTTGCACATATTGCCCAAGTTCTTGTTGTGAATCTTGGTTAACCATTTGCGAAGCTAACGCCAAAGCTTGTTGGGCTGCTTTGTCTAATGGTTTTTCTTGATGCAATTCCAAAGTATCACGACCACCGGCTGCTTGCGCAACGTATCCACGCATAGATTGCAAGTAGTGTAATGTTAAATGCTGTTTGATGTGCTCTAAAGCATGAGGAGCAAAAGTAGGCCCAATAACAGGGTTGCCACCATAAGCTGGGTTATTTGCATATTCAAGGTGAATCTTAATATGGGCAATATGATCTTGATCGGGGTAAGCCGCAGCCGGTCTTCCCATTGTCATAGACACGTTTTCTAGCGCAGGGTTAGATTCGTTTGCACCAAGGGGGTTTGGCAAAATTTCTTCTGCATCTGGAATTTTAAGTTGTTTTAAAACACGTTTGTAAACTGCGCGCACATTAAACATGCCAGGGGGTGCGGATGCAGCCATTTGCAACAAAGCTTGATTTTGAGCAAGACGTTGTGTTTCCGAAAAAATATTAGGATCTGATACTGGACGAATATCATTGTTATACGCAAAGTCGCGTACTTCAATTTCAGATCCGGACTGATTGTCCATTTCTTGCAAGTACCAATGATTAAGTCGCGAAATAATTTTAAGCGACATTGCTTGGCTACGATGCAAGCGAGCATGAATGCTAGAAAATACTTTAGCGCCCTGTTCAATCAGCGCTTGGGTTGTACCAACTGGCATTTGGCTGTTAGCTTCGGAAATTTTTTCTTCAGCAGTGGTAACAACACCTTTAGCCGCGTTTGTTAACCAACCGAGTAAATCAAACAACACCGATGATGGCGGGTTAAACGGCATTGGCATTGCAATTTTGCGAACATCATCAACACCAGGACCTGCTTCAACTTCAACTACTTGGGTTGGTTCAATCCTGTCAGATTGTCCACTAACTCGCCCAGTTTTAAGTTTAAGTAACGTCTGAGAGTTGTTGATATGAGCAGCATCAAGCAAAGCACGTAAAGCGCCAGTGAGAGCAGCAGAGAGGCCGCCAATAAGATGGGGGAGGCCAATAGCATAAGCACCACGCCAAGGAATGAATTTGAACTCAACATACCAGTCCAGCTTTTCGAGTTTCTCATCATTTGCTTCCCAGTTGCGATACAAAGCCAACACTTTGCTGCTGGTCTCGTCAATAATTAAAATATATGGTGCTCGTTTTCCGTCTGTAAGATCATCATCTTCTAAACGTATAAAACAGGTAATTTCATAAATACGACGCAAACCATCAATATTTTTAGAAGGCTCTTCTTTTCCTTCAATTTTTGCGTTGGCTTTTTCAGATTGAGTTTGATCTGTTAAAGGTGCATCTGAAGTATACGTGGCGTTTTCTAAATCACGATAAAACCCAGAATCAATACGCTGTTGATATGTATCTTCTGTAATGTCTTGTTGCTCAGCTACTCGCTGGGATGTGTAAAAGTTTGTTGTGGAATACGGAAGGATAATGTTGTCAATCGGCACCCATTCACAAGTTGGCCTGCGTTGTTCTTCATCGTAACGCCATTTTAAAAACTGTGAACCACCTAGGGGAAGCTGTGTTAACAACTGCTCCATTTCATCTCGGTATTCAGCAACTTGTTCAGTTAATTGCCAATTTAAAAAATTAACTTTGCGGTTTGCAACTTCTAATTTGTTTAAATTATCGTCACCCTTAATGTTTGATTTGACGATGCCATCTGATGGCAATAGTTCTTTAGTAGAACTTGCGGCAAAATCAACACAGGCCTCCGCCATGACTGGATGGACAACTTTTGACGCGCCATCAAACGTAGCGCCACCGGGGGCGTCTTTTCCAAGTCCTGTACGGCGAAGTCCTTCTTCATACTGTTTGTCACGTTGACTGCGCGCTTCTTTATCAACGTCGATGTAATCTAAATATTCATTTGCCAAAGAGTCTAAAGTGGACTCGTCTAGCTCTTCTGCTAAATTTGAGTAAAACTCTGGATTTTTTAACGGGCTTTGCTTTTCTTGAAAATTAACAATTACTGAACCGTCTTCAAGTTCAATAACTTCTTGCTCAACTTCTTCAGAATCTAACCCAAGGGCTTCTTCGTAAGCATCCATTTCAGCTTCTTGCTGTTCGGCTTGGTCGAGATCTTCCTCTCGGTCGAAGCCGGGCAGATTTGCGCCGTTTTGAATTGGTAGTATTGGATTTGCCATAAATGAGATTAAATAATAATTGAAAAGGCCCTTATTCTAACTAATACGCTAAAAAGGGTTATTCCGCCCTATTGAGCGTAAGGATTTGCAAAACGTTTACGGGAATCATCATCTGCATAGTCATAATCCCTTGCTGGCAGGGGGTCAAGTTGCAACCATCCTGCATCCCTAAGGTACCGAAGTCCTTGTGAAAGGGCGTCCACATAGTCATCATGCCCCCCAGCTTCTGGAAAAGAGCATACTTGACGTAAAAAACGTTTTGCCCAACTAGAAAATTCCCCTTTTTGATTTGGGTCTTCGGGAATAAACACTTTGCCTTTGGCAACAAGGGGGGCCACGATATTTAAACGTTGCACTTTATCGGCTCTTCCTGGGTTGTATCCTTGAACTGGCACTCCTGCTCCTCTGAGCTCTTGAATTAGAGAAATGCCTGCGGATTTATCTTCCATTAAAATTAAATCGGCTTTTCTTCCTTTACCAAATTCGTTATCTGCCCCGTAAACAACTTCTTTAAAGTCGTCAATTACTTTTCGGCGCAATTCTGGGTAAGAAAGATGCTCATCCCAGCAATCTAGCAAAATGGCACACACCCCACCATCAATTTGTTCAAAAATACCCCAAACCTCACAAGCAGTCGGGTCATTTATGGTTTTTTCGCTAGTGGCTGGGTCGTAAGAAGCTAAAACGTATTCCAAAGTGGGAGTGGGTTTGTTGGCTGGCCACATCCTAAACATTTTACGTTTGATAATACCAGCTGCTTCTGGGTCAAGAATCTCGCCATAAATCTCTTGGCGGCCAATATCGGTGCCATCATATGTCTCTAGCTGTTTGAAAAACGTTTCGGAAAGGTTGGCTCGGTTGTCGTACGATGACGCGTTGGCAACAAAGACGTCCCCGCCGACTTTGCCTTCGTTAAGGTCAACGATGAGCTCTTTTGGCTTAGGCGTGGTGGTAATGATTTGCTGTACGCGGGGGAGACGGGGATCTCGCAGACGTAATGTAAATTGCACTCCATCGTATGCTTCGTCAATATACTGAAAAGCGCACAGTTCGTCAAACCAAGCTCCATGGTATTGTTTACCACGATAGCGTTCTGGTTCTGATGCTGGAATCCCTTGAATGAGAGATCCGTTTGTAAGGGTAATTTCAAAGAGGGACTTGTTGTAATCTCGTATAAGTGACGCGGGTATGATATTAAGAAGACCGGAGTCTCCTTCGAAGCAAGTTGCACGGATATCATTAGAGGTTGGGGCGGTGACAAGCCAGCGAGTGTGGTCAAAGGTAGCAGCCCGGATGCCAATCCAATGGCTAGCAGTGTGCGTTTTACCAGATCCCCGTCCGGCAAGCATAAGAAACGTATCATACTCACCGTCTTCTGGTTCTTTTTGGTGTTCTAGTGCTTGAGCCGCCCATTTTGCTTTCCAAGCCATTAGGTCAAATTTTTCTTTTGGCCAATGTTTGCGTTGTTCCAAATACTTTTGTAAAAGTTTGTATTTTTCTTGTTCTAAAGACACGGAATAAATCCTTCCCCAACTAAAATTGTGTTGTCTTCGCCATCTGTTTCGATGTGAACACAGTTTTGTGGTTCAATTTCGTAAATTTCCCGAACTAGTCTCCAAGTTTGTCTAACTTTAATGGGTTCGGGGGTTTGTTCTTGTGTTAATTGTAACTTAGTTTTGATAAATAGGGTGTAATACTTTTTTGTTCTGTCGTATAGCATTTTGGTTTTGCACCCCAAAGACTCAGCTAGGTTTTGCACTTGTGTGACATTGTGTTTAGTTTTCCAAGTAAACCTAAAAATTTGATTCTTTTTATTAAACTGCCTATCTTTGCTGTGCAAAATCCCACTAAGTAACTCTTGGCGCTGTTCTGGGTCAGAAAACAAATAGTTATTTGGGATTTTTGTTGGTACTAAGGGGATTAGATGAGAAACCACTGTGGGGTTTGTGGTGAACGCTGCTTTTTTATTGGGAATATACCCGTGGCTTTTAAACTTTTCTCTAACAAATTCATCAAAAATTACAGGCGGTTTTAAAGTTCCGTCTTTTTTACGGTTAAAAAACCAAAATCCAAAAATGAAGGGGGGTACTGGTAAAGTCTGATGTGGGAATTGAATGGCCCCTGTAGTGGGCACCGAGTACATCATACGATTGTTTCGGTGGGTAAGGGGCGCGTTTACCAATTCTGAAATTGGCGTGGGTCGTAGCGGTCTTCTAAATTTCCTAATCCCTTTGTATTGCCGAACTCTTGCTCGATATTTAGGAGTTTCTAACGGAAGTTTTAAATGGTTGTCGCCAGCTACGGTAAGGTGATCGTGGAATTGGACCTCGTAGCAATTTTTAGCTCGGTACTGTTGAGCCAGTTTAACTTTAACTGGTTTTCCAGTTCTATCAAAAACAATATCTCCTGCACGAACATCGCAAGCTAGTTTCCAATAGTCAAGAGTTAATACCTTTTCGGTAGCTAATATTGCCATGAAAGTTTTCTATGACCCATTGGTCCAGCCATTTCCCTAACGGAACGCGTATTTTGTTTTGAATCCCGGCTGGTAGGTTTTGGATATTGATTGTGTCATCTGTAAGTTGCAACCGAAACTGCAAAAATTTACATGTATCTTTATCCAATATTTCAGAAGGGGCATCTACTATTTCTAGATTATTTAAATCGCATACCACAACCCGCAAGCCTTTAAACTCACCGATAGCATTTTCCAACGCACCTTGGATTTGGTATACATAATCATTCATACATTCACTAATACGCACAATTTTTCAAAAAAAAATTTTTTCCACACTTTGCCACACTTCTGCCACACTTTAAACCGCATTTTTGGGCAAAGTGTGGCAGTAAAAAACCAGTTTAAAATCAAAAGCTTACAAGCGTTTTGCTTAAAAATTAAGCACAAATTGCCACACTTTGTCTCGTTTTTTCCAAGTCGTTACTCTACTATTCTTTTTTCTTTTTTAAAAAATAAAAATAAAAATAGAAAATAAGTGTGGAAGTGTGGCAATTAGTAGCTAAGTATTTGATTTATAACACTTATTGCATTGCAGCAAAGTGTGGCAGAAGTGTGGCAATTACCACACTTTCCACATTGTGAAAAAAAAATATACAAACTCATGATTGCTCAGGGGCCCGGCCGGCAGGGTAGGGGGTACTCTATTTAGGGGTATCGACTTTTAAAAAACCCCCTATAAGCCTAAATGCCGTACTGGATTCACTTTCTGCCTAGCGTATAGCCATAGTGAGTACTCACTAACATAGCCAGCCCAGCCACCTAGCCATAGTGAGTACTCACTAACATAGCTAAGCGCTGCACTCTAGTGAGTAAGCACTCACACACTTAGGCAATGCAGTAGTGTAGTGATGTGAGTACTCACTAACATAGGGCAGACTATCACGCTGCCATTGTGGTAAGTGAGTGGCTACTAACATAGTGGCAGCGTGCCAGGTTAGAGTATGCACTATGTTGGTGCATTGGCTAAGTGGTGGTGAGGGCGCGCACCATGTTGGTGCATTGGCTGAGTGGTGGTCTAGGCGCGCGTGGGAAGCCTAGGTGCAGGGTGCACCACAATACCAAGATTACGCGAAGAGTAGGCAGCCTATTAGGGTTTACCCTATTAGGGTTTTTAGTCTGCAAACCTAGGGTTTATACCTATGGATCTATATAGTATCGCGCCGATAATAACTATATGGCAGCAATTAAGCAGCCATTTAATGAGAGGAATTACCATCATGACATATGCAGAATGGCTAAGCGAATTCAACAACCCGCGCAACCTGGCGCGATACCAAGAATATACAAGCCGCCATCAATTCCCGGTTATCTACCGGGTTTGGATCCGTACAATCGGCGGCTTTTCACAATACTAATTGAGAGGAATTACCATCATGACTATTAAATTAAGCAAAACTAGCAAATTGGACGGCATTATGTCATGGTCTTTACAGGCCTTGGATACATGCCCTGGCAGCAAGGCCAAGGATGGCAGCCTGGTCGATGCCTGTCGCGGCTGCTACGCCACGACCGGCAATTATCGTTTTAAAAATGTCAAAGCGCCGCGCGAATTTAATCGCGAAGACTGGCAGCGCGATGGATGGGTCGATGACATGATCCAAGCGCTAGACTCATCACGTTATTTTAGATGGTTTGATAGTGGCGACATGTACGCGCTAGAGCTGGCCGAGAAAATGCTCCAGGTAATGGAGGCCACGCCATGGGTTAAACATTGGCTGCCGACCCGCATGCATAAGTTTACCAAGTTTGCCAAAGTAATCGCGGCCATGGAAGCGCTGCCAAATGTAGTAGTACGCCGCTCTTCTGATAGTGTAAGCGGCCAAGTAGTAACCGGCGCGACATCATCCACAATCATAAGCGGCCAGGACCAATTGCCAACCGGCGCGACATTGTGCCGCGCTTATGAGAATAACGGTACATGTAACGGCTGCCGCGCATGTTATGACAAGGCCGCGCAAGTAATTGCCTATATGGCTCATGGTAAGAGCATGGCCAAGGTAATCCGCATAATGGAGGCCGCTTAAATGTTTATTGTCTTTTATCGTTATCGCGGCGAAGAGTTGAACGCGACATTTAAAACAATACGTAAGGCCAAGCAATTCGCTAGGCTTACCGGCGGCCAAATTGAAAGCCGCTTAATTAGTTTATTTAAAGGATAAGAAAATGATTACATTAAACGATATAGAAGCAATTGAATCCGACGATAGCATTAATCAGGAAGATTATTATTTAGCATTGCAACGCGCTATTAATAGCGGCGCGGCGTGGTCTTTCCAGGGATCATATGGCCGCGAAATGATGAGAGCAATTGAGGCCGGTTTTTGTATGTTGGGCCGAGACCAATGTCGCGATTATTACGGTAACGCCATTCCATCACGTGATGACGTGCAAAAGGGTACAAAAGGGTCTTACAAGTATGTTATTAAAAACCAAGGGTTAGCATGGGCCGAATTAATGTTAGAGGTTTAAACAATGTCAACATTACATAAAATAGCAAGTATAGAGCTCAACTCTAAACGGCCGCCGTCGCATGCTCTCATTATGAGAATGGCCGGGGTTTACTTGGCGGCCGGCCATAAGGCCATAGATTTACAATGGCGCGGCCAGAATATAGAGTTAACGTACCATGAGGCGCGCGGCCAATGGTACGGTCAGGGGACTATTGATAGCGAATATGGGGACAATATAGCCGATGAGCTAAACCATATTAGACAATTTGTCCTAGATCATTTCCAAATTATTACTATAGGGGCTCAAAATGCTTAAATTATTATGGTCTTTTATTGTTGAAGTATTAGGGTATATGCTAATTGTCGGTATATGGTGTTTGTTTATACTTGTTTTGTTTGATTGTTTATAGGAGGGTTTTATTATGTACTATTGCAATGGGCATTATTTTGACCAATACCAAGAGGCGCGCCGGTATGCTGATTTTCTGTTACATCATGCCGGTATATATCGCGCTATTTTTACCCGCGCTGAAATTGAAGCGCATAATTTGGAGTTAATATCATGAGATCAATTCAATCACTTGCA